GAACGTCCAGTTGAATATGGATTCGACGACAAAGGAAATCATAAAATTACATTTAGCTTAGAAATTAATACAAATATACCTTCATTTGATTTTGAAGATGATATTTATACTAAGTTTACAAGATCTACTTATGAAAGCGGTGTTACTGGTAACTATGGAGATCCTAATATATTGGCTCTTGATCCTAATCAATTTTATAAGGGTGAATTACCAAGTCCAGTAGTATACTATGATGTATCAGATTGTACTGTTTGGAATTGGAATGAAGATCTTACTAATTGGATTTTAGTTGACACCGATTGTGATTTTAATATGAATACCTTAGGTCAATTAATAAATACTAATACACAATTATTAAGAACTTCTAAGAGAAGAAAGAATTCTAATAGAATTTTTAAATTTACAAATGCAAGCGATTATGGAACTAATGTTTTAGATAAAGATAAGCCTATGATGGGTGACATAAACGATATTGAAGCAACTGATCTCCCATTCAACGAATAAAATAAAGATATATATAAAAAATTAAATAACACAAATGGCAAATTTAAACAAAGGAATTATTTCACCAGTTATAGAATCTAAAAATGGTTTTGTATTTCATGCCGGTGGACAAAATTTCAGAATGACGGGAAGTCATATCGAAAAAGTCACTAATGTTTCAGAAGAGTTTTCATTTTTAGTTAAAGCAAATGAATTGTTTAACATTACTAATGAAGGTGTTTCTTTTTACTATGACTATAACAATAAGAAGACTATTTCTAAAGTTAATGAATCAGCATTAGATAACTTTAATACGTTAGTAGAACTAGATAAAAAGATTAATTTCTTAAATGAAAACATTAAATCATACAAAGTATCTGGTAAGAAATTAGCAGTAACTGAAGTTGAAAATGAATTAGCAGTTTTAGAATCATCAAAACTTAATTTACTTACAGAATCAATCGTAGTTAAATTATCTTATAGTGTATCTGAGAATAAGTTTTATGCAGGTAATGTAGAATTAGCATATTCAACATCTCTTCCTCTTGCAGAATCCTTATTAGCTGCAGCATATATTAAGTATAATGACAAAGCATTGATCAATTTATTTGAATTTGCATCTAAAAATCATAATCATTATAACGTATTAGAATTTATCTCAGAATCCAGAGACGGAGATGTTAGAGTTTTAGCAATGAGAGCAGATAATAACATGTTCGTGTATAGAATTAATGAAGCTACTAAAATTGAAAAATTCACAAAACTTTTAGCAGATGCAGCGATAGAATATGTTGCTGAAAATACAGGTGCAGATATTACAACAATGGTTGAAGATATCTTAGAATCTTACAAAGAAAGAAGAGCTGCTAAATTAGCAAAGACACAATTAATGCATGAAATGATTGCATTCTTAAAAGATCAAAAGGGTAGATTATCAGAAGCAAATAGAAATTTACCAGATATTAAAGCAGCTGACAACTTATTAAATAGTGAAATAACTAGAATCTCTGAAGAATTAGCTGATTTACAAAATGAAGATCTTTTAACGAGAGACGATGGTTATGTTAGTGCAGAAACAACAGTAGAATCAGAAGATTTACCACTAGGATCTAAAGTTAAAGTAGATGCTTTAGAATTCACAGGAAAAGGTAAATCAGATATCTTAACGGTTTTCGTAAACGAAGAGCCAATGAGAATAGAGAAAAATAAACTTAAAATCGCAGCAGAAGATTCGATTTAAACNTGTATATTATTATTTAAAAAGCCCATTTGGAAACAATTGGGCTTTTTTTAGTATAATACTAAACATATATAAAGATTATGGCCAGAAAAAAGAATTATTTAAATAATAAAGACTTATATAACGAATTAGTAAAATCTAAAGAATTAGATAAATTAACGCCAACTGCAGAAAAAATGTTGGTGCTTTTAGCAGAAAGAACTATTAACAAACTAAATTATGTTAACAGCGACGACAGGAACGATTGTCTTCAATTTGCGTTATTAGATCTACTTAAATATTGGAGAAACTTTAATCCAAAATATCCAAATGCGTTTGCGTATTTTACAGAAATTGCAAAACGAGGATATGCAAAGGGTTGGAATAAAATTCACCCACAAAAATATAAAGGAACTTTATCAATCGACAGAATTACTACTAATGGTGGAAGTGATGATAGCGGCGGAATGTTTAATATTTAAATGTCAATAAAGAATCTCAAACCAACTGGAAATTCTGGATTTGTACAAGGGTATTTTACACCAACAAATCCAGAAAAATATATTGGGCCAATTCCAATTATTTATAGATCTTCATGGGAACGTAAATTTATGATCATGTGTGATACTAGAGATAGTGTAATTAAATGGTCCAGTGAACCAGTTGAGATTAACTATATATGGTCATTCGATAAAAGAGAACACAAATATTATCCAGATTTCTATATGAAAACTAGAGGTATTGATGGAGACGAAGAGTTTTTAATAGAAATTAAACCAGAGGCACAAATTACAAAGCCAACTCCACCTAAAAAGAATAGTCAAAAGGCACTTAAATCCTATAAGTTTTTAGCAGAACAGTATATAAAAAATAGAGATAAATATAAATATGCAAAGGCATGGGCTGAAAATAGAGGTTGGAGGTTCATAGTTCTAACAGAAAAGTCTCTTAAATAATGGGTAAAATAAAAAAAGAAATTAAGGATTTATCTAAGGAAGCTGGCAGTAAAACTAAAGCACGAAAAAGCGCGGAAAAATGGTTTGATGAAGCTTCCAAATCTATTAGAGATAATACTGTAGCAAAACACAGTAAACCATTTAGGGTTGGAATGATCCATGTATTTAGATATGAAAAACCTAAACACATTAAAACATTAGAATGGTGGGATATGAATCCTGTTGTGTTAGCTATGGATCCACATGAGAGTGGTACGGACGTTGGAATTAATCTTAACTTATTACCAGTACAGATGAAAGAAGATCTATTAGATATGATCTATGATAGAATGGATGGTCAAATTAAATCTAAAACAGGAAGATCTAAAGAAAATAATGCGTTAACACAAGGTGAAATTAATCTAATATACAAAGACGTTGTCAAGTTTTTAAAACAATTTGGATTTGATTTTGCTATTAGGCAATACATACCTCAACTAAAAAAGAATCAAAAAGTAGTTTCTTATGAAAGTTGGGCTAAAATAGCTCTTTGCGATTTTCAAGACTTAAATGGTATTGGGATCAATGAAGTTAAAAGACAATTTAGAGAGCACCTAAAGGCGCGCTCAAAAAGAAAAGATATATAAACAGAACATAATAATATAATAGTATGGCAGGATTTAACGACAGAAATGGACCATTGAGTAATGGATCAAGACCTTTTAGCATTTCAAATGCTCTAAAGTCATTGTCTTCGTTCGGTATGCGCTATGATGATTTAGTACTAAGACAATCACAAGCAATTGGACCAATGGAAGCTGAAATAGGTTATGGTCAAATGAACCCATTTGGGGTTGACAACGACGATATCTATGGTGCATTTGCAGCAATGTCTATGACAGACACTAACCTAAGATCTAATATTCCNTTCTTTGATCAATCATATGAAGGTAAAAGAGAAGAACTTAGAAAGTTTTCATTAAACGATGAAGTAGAAGATATTTTAGATATTCTTTGTGATGAAACTATCGTATATGATGAGAAAAACTTTTTCTGTTACCCTGAAATATTAGGTATTGATATNTCAGAACAAGTAGATAAGGATCTTAATAAATATTTTAGACAAATCTATCACTATTTCGGTTTTAATTCTGACCAATCCGCATGGTATTTCTTTAGAAAATTTCTAATCGATGGTTATCTTGCATTTGAAATAATTTATTCTCCTGACCAAAAGGAAATTATTGGTTTTAAAGAATTAGATCCAATCACACTTATTCCTGGTTATAATCACGATGATGGTAAGAAAGTATGGGTACAATATAAAGATGATCCAGTTAAAGAACGTAAACTCTACGATTCACAGATTATCTATATTTCGTACTCTTCAATTACTACGGCATCAAGAGTTTCGTATATTGAGAGATTAACAAGAGCATTTAACTTGTTAAGAATTATGGAACACACCAGAGTTATTTGGGCCGTGACCAACGCTTCATTTAGAATGAAGTTTGTTATTCCAGTTGGAGGTAAATCTAAGACTAGGGCAAAACAATCGCTTTCACAGTTAATGAACTCATATAAAGAGTCAGTTGATTTTGATTGGGAATCAGGTACTTTGGCTACAGATGGTAAACCAATGCTACAGTTTAGTAAAGAGTATTGGTTACCTTCTAAAGATGGTGATTCACCAGAAATTGAAACACTTAACAGTGAAGGACCAGATCTTTCAGATACAGAAGCACTTAAATACTTCTCAGATAAATTAAAACACGTTTCAAAAATTCCTTACTCAAGATTCTTATATGAAGATGGTGGTGGAGACTTTAACTTAGCAGCAGATGGTATGATTAGAGATGAGATCAAGTTTGGTAAATTTATCAAGCGTTTAAGATCTATCTTTATGGAAATTTTAGCTAAGCCT